ATCTACTACCCAGATACTGTTAATGATTTCTCTGAAGGAAGTCCAGGCACTATGTTTATTGAAATGGCATCCTATATAGGTGATGTATTATCATTCTATACAGATGCTCAAGTTCAAGAAACTTTTCTACAATATGCCCAAGAAAAAGAAAATTTATATGCTTTAGCATATACTTTAGGTTATGTACCTACTATTTCAAATCCGGCATCTGTTGAATTAGAAATATTCCAACAAATTCCCGCTGATAGTAGTGGAAACCCCGACTATAGTTATGCTTTACGTGTTTTAAAAGATTCTTCATTTAAACCTAATAATAATAGTAGTGTATCATATCTTATTCAAAATGATGTAAATTTTGCATTTAGTTCTTCATTTGACACTACTGAACAAACAGTTTATTCTGTTAATGGTACACAACCTGATTATTTTCTTTTAAAGAAAAAAGTCAAAGCAATTAGCGCTGAAATAAAAACAACTACTTTTACAGTTGGGGCAGCTGAAAGATTTAAAACTTTATCATTAGATGATTCTAAAATAATAGGAATTCAATCAATAATAGACTCTGATGGAAATGAATATACGGAAGTCCCCTATCTAGCACAAGAAACAGTATTTGAAGAAGTTCCTAATGTAGAAGCTAATGATCCTACCCTAAAACAATATCAAAATCAAGTCCCTTTCTTATTAAGAACTAAAAAAGTAGCTAAAAGATTTGTTACAAGATTTAAATCTAATAAAAAGATGGAAATCCAATTTGGTGCCGGGGCTGTTAGTGGTGATGATACAACTATTATACCAAACCCAGATAATATAGGATTAGGAATTAAGGATGGTAGATCATTATTAGATAAAGCTTATGACCCTTCTAATTTTTTATATACTAAAGCATACGGAGAAGTCCCTGCTAATATAACTTTAACTGTAGAATATTTAGTTGGAGGAGGTATAAATTCAAATACTAATGCTAATACCATTAATAGATTAGGATCATTAACTGTTGTTCCTACTAAAGGAGGAACAGATGCCACAGTATTTAATGCAATGATAAATACAATAGCTTGTAATAACCCAAAACCAGCCACAGGTGGGGGTCCAGGAGATTCATCCCAAGATATAAGACTAAATGCAATTGCAAATTTCTCAGCTCAAAAAAGAACAGTAACTAAAGAAGATTATATTTTTAGAGCATTAGCAATGCCCCCACAATTTGGTAAAGTAGCTAAAGCCTACTTAACACAAGATACTCAAATATCTCTTGATACTAATAAAAGAATATCCAACCCAAATGCTCTAAATTTATATACCCTAGGATATGATTATACTAAAAAATTATCATCTCTATCCACAGCCGCTAAAATTAATCTATCAACTTATTTAGAACAATACAGAATGCTAACAGATGCTATTAATATTAAAGAGGCATCTATAATTAATTTTAAACTAGAATTTGATATTACTGTTAAAAGTGGATATTCAAATGATAGAACTCTTCTAGCAGCACTTAGTGCTCTAAAAATATTTTTTAATATAAATAACTGGCAAATAAACCAACCAATTAATAAGGGCGATATAACCGGTTTATTATATAATATAGAGGGAATCCAAACAGTAAATAATTTAGTCTTTACTAATTTATTCGGTGAAATCTCAGGTTATTCAAAATTTAAATATAATTTTGAGACAGCAACTCGAAATAATAACATATATCCCTCATTAGATCCTAGTATCTTTGAACTAAAATACCCTAACACTGATTTAATTGGTAGAGTAACAACATAACATTATGGCACATTATTTTATATTCCCAGAAAAAGATACCACTATTTACTCTCACCCAACCAGGACCATCCTTAATACGGGCATTGATGAAATATTAACCTTAAGGGATGAACCTTCTTCTACTGATTTAAACCATTATCCTAGTAGGATTTTAATTCAATTTAAACAATCTGAAATTAATGATGTTATTAATAACACAGTAACAGATAAATCTTTTTCAGCTAGTTTAAATCTCTACCAAACTGAACATAAAGAATTAAGTATTAATCAAAATTTAGAAGTATTTCCTATATCAAGTAGTTGGAATAATGGAACAGGTAGGTTTAGTAATATACCAATTATATCTAATGGGTGTTCATGGTTATATAGGGATGGAAGTCCTGAAGCTATTTCAAATGATGAATTAGGCACTAAATGGGCTACAGCGAGTTTATCTGTAGGAGTTACAGCAAGTTTTATAGAAGCTTCTCCAGGTGGAGGAACATGGTACACAGGATCAGGTTTTGAAGTAACTAAAACTTATGGTTATGGGGATAATTTAGATTTATCTTTTGATTTAACTGCCCCAGTCTTAAAGCATGTAAGTAATAGTTTATATTCTAATACTTACCCTAATGGAGTAGAAAATAATGGATTTTTAATTAAAAGAGCGAACTCACAAGAACATACAGATATAGATGATGGAGAATTAAATTTTTTCTCTATGGATACCCACACAATCTTCCCACCCTATTTAGATATATCTTGGGATGATTCAATATATGATACAAATTCAGCAATAGATAGTAAAATTAAAAAAACAGGAGAATGCTATGTTACTTTAAGGAATAATAAAGAAAAATTTAGAACCTCAGAAGAATATAAATTTAGATTAAATGTTAGAGAACTTTACCCAACTCGAAAATTTGTAACTTCTTCAAATTTCCTAGATGTTAAATACTTTACAAGTAAATCATTTTATTCTTTAGTAGATTATGCTACAGAAGAAACACTAATACCCTTTGGTGAAGAATCTAAATTAAGTGCTGATACAGAGGGAATGCATTTTAAGTTATATATGAATGGCTTACAAGAAGAGAGATACTATAAATTATTATTTAAACATGAAAATGATGATGGTATTCAGGTTTATGATGATGATTATTACTTTAAAGTAGTTAAAACATAATGGCAAACGGATATTCTCAAACACCCTCTGGTAGAAATACTCAAAATAACTCAAATGAAAATGAAGAAGAATCTTACAGATTTGGAAATGTTTCATTTGGGGATAATAACTCTATGGATGGATTCCACATAATGCCAGATGGTAGTAAAATGAGAGATTCGGATATGCCTACTGAACCACCATTTGTAGAAGAAGTCAATCCAACACCTCCCCTTATTCAGGGTAAAATAAAATTTCAGAAAACTATATATAGCCAAACGGCATTTGCAAGAAAAGTAGATACTTCAATAAATGAATTAAGATCTAAAGTAGAAAAAGTAGATATAGAGAAATTTTTTAAGGAATATAATAAAATATTTTTTGATATTCCTCAACAAGGTATTAATTCCCATACAACTATTATTAAGGAAAGTAAGGATTATGTAGATGATTATGTAGATTATAAAGATGTACAGATATCTGATTTAGAACAACAAGTAGAGGAACTAGAATTACAAATTCTAGAATTACAAGAATCAACTATAAACCCTGAAACTGGAGAAACTGAAGATAGTGATATAGGTAATTTATTAACATCATTAGATAGACAACAAATAGCACAAGATATTATAGGGGATGTAAACAATCCTATGATTGCTTGGAATAATACTGCTTTATGGCCTGAAGATCTTTTAAACTGGGGATTAAAGAAAAGATTTAAACAAACTGAACAAAGCTGGAGAACTTATGATGGAGCTGTTAGCTTTGATGGTAATGAAAGAGAAAAAGAAGGAAGGGATATTGAGCAGGCAAAAAGTAGAGGAGACGCTAATAATATAAGATCATATAACCAATGGAAAACTGACATAGAAAAGAAATCATCTGGAAAATCAACAACAAATCTATTAGCATTCTTAGATTGGTATAAGGGAATACTAATTAACCAAGTTCAATCAATAGGAAGCGAATAATGATAACAAACACAACTTCTATAGAAACAATAAATCAATCTGATTTAGACCAAATTCCTTCAAAATTATTATTAAGAAGATTTGGAAACAGTAATGACTCCATTGAATTAACTATATTCGATGGTAATGGTGGAGTTGTACTTAGTGATGAATTATTTACTGATTATACCCCATACTTAAACCCTAATGATAACTT